AATCTGCAACATTAGGTCGTTATTTTGACGGAAGTAGTGACGGCGGCTCATGGACGGGTACGGCAAATAACTCAACGTCCACATTGCCTCGTATGAACCTGGTGCCCAACCCATCATTTGGGGTAGACACAACAGGCTGGACTGGTGCTGTTGCAAATATTGCAAGAATTACTCCCACTACCCCCAGTGCCTACGTAGGCACTGGATGTTTGGAAGTAACTTCAACTTCCGCTACAGATTTTCTTGCGCGTGTAGCATATGACCCGAATACAACAATGAGTTCGGGTGTTACTGTAACGGCAAGCGCATATATATATAATTTTGCTGGCAATAATCGGCAACATAGAATAGATTTACGCTGTTGGGATGGCACAACTCTACTGTCCACTATTACGGGAACAGCGACAACTATTAATGTTGGCTCGGGTTGGACAAGATTATCCGTTACAGGCACGACTCCAGCAAGTACAAACAACATTGACGCGGCTATATACATACAACTCAACAACCAGTCTTTATTAAATGTTAGTTATGTTGATGCTGTTTTAGTTGAAGAATCATCAACGCTGAACACTTACTTTGACGGCTCCACTTCCGCAACAGAGACTGCTTGGACGGGGACGGCACACAACTCAACAACCAGTCTTTATCTAATATTAGTTATGTTGATGCTGTTTTAGTTGAAGAATCATCAACGCTGAACACTTACTTTGACGGCTCCACTTCCGCAACAGAGACTGCTTGGACGGGGACGGCACACAACTCAACTTCTACATACGCGCCAAAGATATATGTGGATTCTGCTTTATTGGAGCGATCATCAACAGTTAAGGATTACTTTGATGGCAACACTGCTGGGGGTTCATGGTCAGGTACGGCAAACAACTCAACCTCCATCATAACTGCTGGTGGCTCTGACTATCAAGTTGGCAATACAATTACCATTCCTGGAGCAAGTCTTGGTGGAACAACACCCGCGAACAACCTGACCCTAACCATAGCAACTAAAGCCGACGGACTTTATGTCTCAGGCGGGTCTGCAATTAACGAAGTAAATGCCTATGACATAGATGGCTTTACAGTATTCCTGAGAACAACAACAGCAACAGATGCAACCAGCATTACAACTTCTGATTTAAATACTAATATTCAACAAGTATATTTAACAGCAGAAAAAAGATCACATACTTTTTCCGGAATTTCGGCTAGCTCATTTCATAAGGCAGCAGTAAGAGCTTATAGAGTTGTTGATAGTGACATTGATCCAGCAGGAGTCATTTATGGACCGTTAGTCAATACTACACAAAGAAATTCTGAGGATTCTAAAATAGGTGGTTCTAATGGAATTAAAATTGGCAATGGTAAAATATATATTGGAGCTGGAAATTACGCCAGTGCAGATACAGGTTTTTATGCCGATGCCACACCAAGGTTTTCTCTAGGGGAGAAATTAACATGGGCTGGATCCACTCTTACAGTAACTGGCACATTAAATGCTACCTCAGGAACATTTAATAATACTATTACAGTTGGTACTAACGCCACAAAAATTAATATAGTAGGAACAAGCGCAACCACCACTACTGCAATATATTCTGGCACAACTGGATACGGAACTGGTTCTGGATTTTGGATGGATGCATCGGGTCGCTTTTCCTTAGGTACTAATTTAACATGGAATGGATCCACACTTAGCATTAATGGTGGAGGTACATTTACTGGTGCATTATCTGGTGGAACTATCTCAATTGGATCAGGTAATAATATATTTAAAGCTGATTCTAATGGTATTTATTTAGGCGATGCAACATTTGCCCTCGCAGAATTTAGAGTTACTCCAGCTGGAGAAATGACTGCAACATCTGGATATATTGCTGGTTGGACAATCGGGACAAATGCACTATATGTGGGCCTAAACAGCACTTCTGGAACATCTTACATTAATACTTCGGGCGGGGCGTGGTTTAGTGCTGGAGTGTTAGCTCCATCATTTGCTGGTTTCGGAGCACCATCTACTACTGGCGGAGCAACAAGTCAGAATACGACGACAGTGATCGTTGATGGAGTAAGTCAAACAAGAGGATATTTACGAAATATATCATATGGAACAAATGCGCAAAAACCAACATCTCCCGTTCTTGGAGATATTCACTTTACCACGTGAGAATTAATTATGGCTATTGAAGTATATGACGGAAGCAATTGGCAAGATGTAGATGATCCTGAGATATGCACGTCAATTAATCCTACTACGGGAGCTGGAACGTTTGCTAATATACAAAGAGCACAGATATACAACGGAACTAGTTGGATAACTTTCTATATTAGATCAGTGGGAAATGACGGAACTGCCGCAGCACCATCTGTCGAGTTCCATTCTAAGAGTAGTAGAACAATTACAGTTGAAATAGCCCATAGTAATACAACTGGTGACAAAGTAGTAGTTAAAACATATATAGACGATATACCTTCGCCAAGCTTCCTGTCACCCATACAAACACAGATGTACCCTAACGCAGGAGCCAATCCTGCTTTCACTACAGCAAGCTATACTTATGAGAATGATATAAGAGAAACCTTTGGGACCAATACCTACAACAGTGTATTGCATGAAAACACAACTTATTATATAAGAAATGTAGCAGAGTTCTATAGTGAATCCGAAGGTCAAATTAAGTCAGTATTTGGAAGTGTGATAGATATCGCAACACACCCATATCACAAGTCTAAGAATCCTGTAAATCTTGAAGATGATAGAACAACTACGTCAATCACAGTAGAAGCTAACGGCAATGCCTACAATAATGGTACAGCTTGGATTCAATGGGAATATCAAAGAAGGGTTGCCGATCCAGTTGGCGAATGGGTAGATGTAGCTACAGTTAACGATTCATCTAATGCGTTGACGAATAACCAAACTACTGAGGATAAATCTCGTGCGTTTAGTAGTTTATCATCTACTTATGAGTATCAATTTAGGGCACGAGTTGTTTATGCTGGTTTAGGAAATAATAATGCTGAAGTTGGCGCCTGGAGTGAATATTCTGCAGCGATTAGACCAAAAAGAAATGTTGCTACACAGTCAGGAAGCCAACCGTTTAGTGACAGAACTTACTTTACTGCAGGCAGCACAGGTAGTGCATCCAGTTCTAGTGGTGGCACCTCGTACCTTACAGCATCGAATGGAAACACTGGCAACCAATGGATATCAAACGCCGTTGACCCAAATGAGGTAACTGGCGCGATAGCGGTAGATAATATATCCAGAGATGGAACTTATACGTATTATGAAAAAATAGATGGATATGATCTGCTTTCCGTGAGTGAAGCTAAAGTAACTGGCTCAAGTACGTTAACTGCCGTGGCTGCCTATAGATATACCTATACTAATGGAGGAGAAATACGCACGGCAATCCAATCAAATACGGCAAATGATAGTGTCAGCTATCCATTTTATGTCGGAGATAGTGTTTCAATTTCAAATGTTGCACCAGGTGTAAATAACATTAACGGATCAAGATTTGTCGTACAAAGAAAATCATCGGATAATTTACTATTTTCAACTCCTTTAGCCACAGTAACTAATGCATGGAATTTAGATGTTATCAATTTAAGTGGATCTACAACTGGCGGAGGAAATGTAAATCTATTAAATACAGCAAGTAACACTTACGAACCTGCATCATATAAGGCGGGTGGTACAAATTCAGTAAGAATTCTAAACACGGATTTAGCTGGATATCCATTTTCAACGTTCACTAGCTCAGGGTCTAATGCCAACATTTGGCTAAAAGGCACAATCGCTAAGGGAGCTGGAAATGAAACATTACTATATAATTTTGTACCAGAAAAAACAAACGCCAGAATGATAGCTGGAACTAACAGTGTTAGAGTTACAAATGGTACTAGCGCATGTAGTATTTCAGTACTTTTAAATGCAACAGATTTAGGTACAAAATCTTTTGCTGCAGATGAAGAAAAATACTTTGCCATACCGTCAGGCACAAAAATTCCAGATGCCGGACCAGACAGTAATGCATTTCAAGTAGGCGTATCTGCAGCAAGAGTTGATAGCGGTGTAGGCTGGTATGCCGCTGTCGCAGAAGTCCAAATAAACTATACTTATGATGTATTAACATAGGAGAGATATGAGATATATATTACATAATTTTAAATTAATAGATAAAATTACTAACAAAGTTTCAGATATAAATGATGAAAATCTAGAAATTATCTCTAGTACAACTCATCCTTTATTTAAAGATAAAACATTTATTTCTTATTTAAAATCAGATTTATCATTTAACGATAATGAGCATTATGCGGACTGTGAAATACAAGAAATAAATTCACAACAGGCAATGAATTTTATGCAAGCTATTAATGATAAATTTTTATTAGAACTGAATGAAGATGGAACAATATCAGTAAATATAGAAACTGCTATTTCAGGACTACATATTTTCGATAAAGATATTCAACCATTTAGAGATTGGACTTGGAATGATGTCATTGGCAAATGGGTGCAAACTTCGATTAAGTTAAATGAAGTTATTTTCGATTCTCAATGGAGTGAAGAGAATAAAAAATGGACATCAGCATGTAAGATACATCCGAATAGGTTATTGCGAGGTTTTCAGCTTTGGGGTGTCGAAGAAAAAAACAATACCTCATCTTTCAATAAGGCATGTTCCACCACCGAATACGCAATCAAATCTATACAAGAAATCACCCACGGAAATAAATCTATAGATCAACTTGTTACTTCTAGAGAAAATAATGAAGTTACATTTCCAGCGATAACAATGCACGCAACTGTGATAGATCTTGCCCCTCTGGGGGTTATTTCCTATTCGGAGACAGCAGAGGAAACGCTGGATGCATTTCAGGCAGTATATGGCATACATCCGCAATGCACATCTAGAACAATTCATGAATTATTTAGATTAATCATAGAATGGGCATATAGTTATACAGAATTCCAAAATACAGAACCAATGGCCGAACTATGTCATAATATTCTGCGAATAGTCCAAATGCCAAAAAGTGTCAGAGATGACTTAATTGCGATAAGGTCACAACAGGTTGGAAGATTTATATTGGGTGATGCAAGCGCGCTAGACGAGTATGCCGAAGATATAGAAGCTCCTGCGTCTTTTGCTGAATGGATTTCAGATATTTACTATTCCTTTAGGACTAGAACAATGAACGCGCCACTAAATATAAATCAGAATAATCTACTTGAGTCATATCCAATGTGATATAATATTTGCCTAAGACTGCAAAGAAAGGCATATATGGACGATCTAGATATTAATATTTTAGTTCAAACATTCAGCGAAAAAATTGGTCAACTAGCAACCGACTTGATAGTTAAAGAAGCAACAATCAAGCAATTAAACATTAAGATCAGCGATCTAATTGCTGCAATGCAACCAGGCAAAACAGAAAAATTAATTAAACAAACAAAAACAGACAACTTTGAATGAGGTAAATGAAATGTCGAAAAAAACAACTGAAACAAGTGAAGTAATTGAAATAAGTCAGCCAGTAGAGAATAAAGAATTTGTTATTGAAATTAAGATTTCAAATGCGAATCTTCAGTATAAGAGCGATTTCAACGAAGCTGAAACAGTCTTCTGGATGGAATCAGTCAAAACATTAATCTTAAAAAACGCCTTTGATAAGGTCAATCAGACTCCATCTGAGTAACTGATATAAAAAAGTCATTATAGCTACTATTACTAGTAGTTTTTAAAGTGGAGAAGAAGATGGCAGCTTTTGATTTTTTGCCCTTTAGGCAAAGAGATAAATCACAAAATAATGTTATTGCTAAAGCATTGCAACCTGATGAAATTAAATCAGTAGGCAGAGCTATGAAAGTCGCTGCCTTGGCACTGGGCTTTCAGGGTAATACATTTTATTATAACAATAGAGCTACATTTGAGCCTTCTCCGTATGACTTTGATCGGATTATGCAGGCGGCAGATACTGACTCTTACGTCAAGCAGGCGTTGAATAAGCATAAGGAACTCTTCTGGAAAGAAAACTGGAACATCGTTGGCGAAAATCCAGAAGCAGTTTCTTATCTTTATCAAAGAATAGACTTTATGGAAATGGCAATGAAGCGCCCATTCCTAGACTTCTTGATAGAGGTTACTGATCATATTTTCAAGTATGGAAATGTTTTCATAGTCAAGGCTAGAGGAGATATTTCGGAGTACTTTCCTACGGAGATATCAGGCGTCAATGCAGAGCTTCCGGTCGTAGGATATTATTTAATTCCTACTGAACAAGTAAGAATACTCAGAGATAAATTCAACAGACCTAAATCATACCAGCAGGCTTCGGACCCTCTGACATATGCTCCAACGGAGCGAGATCCGGTTTGGTCAGCTGACCGTGTTATTCACATGCACACTGACAAGAAGACTGGTAGAGCTTTTGGCACACCCTTTATGGGGACCGTACTTGATGATGTAGTCGCACTTAGGCAGATGGAAGAAGATATCCAAAACTTAGTTCACAGAGAACTATTTCCCCTGTATAGATATACAATAGGAACGGCAGACCAGCCAGCAGAGCCTGATGAAATAGACAAGGCTGCCATAGAAATTGAAAACCTTAGAGCAGAGGGTGGCTTAATACTTCCTTATCGTCATTCAATAGATGTTATCGGGGCAAACAACGCAGCACTAGACGCAACAGCATATCTGCAACACTTCAAGGAAAGAGTAGCAGTAGGCCTGGGAGTGGCACCACATCATTTGGGAATGATGATGAATGGTGGCAATAGATCAGTAACAGATCGCTTAGATACTGCCCTGTACGATAAGGTAAAGCAATATCAAAAGCTCTTTTCTGATATGGTCAGAGTTCATATCTTTAATGAAATTTTAATGGAGGGCGGATTTGATCCCATATCCAATCCCATAGAGTCTGGTATATCAGATCGCTGCTATTTCAAATTTAGTGAGATAGATGTCGACACTCAGGTCAAGAAAGAAACTCATGTTATCCAAAAGTATGCCAATAATATAATTGGCCTTAAGGAAGCTAGACTGGAACTTGGCCTAGATCCAGAGTATGACGAAGAAGATCTTTACGCATCAATTCAAGCTAAGATCCAAATGGAAATGGCTAAGAATCAAGCTGAAATTACCTCAGGTACAAAAGCTGTAGATGTTCAGCGCGATGGAGATAAGCAAATATCCGCTACAAAAGGGCAAAGAAATCTTCCCAATACCAAAAGAGGATCTGGCAATACTATCCGACCAGCAAATCAACAAGGAAGAAAAAATTCACCAAATATTAGAAGATCTGATAATTCATGGCTTACATTAGTTGAAAATGCTCTAGAATCAGAGTATACTATAGTTTACACTAATGATGAGAAAGGCATAGATGATGTCAGAGAAGATAACAATAAAGAATGATACAATTTCAACTTATTTGAATACTGATGATGGTTTAATGGGCTTTACCAAGGCCGTTGATAACGGACAGACTCGTTTAGCTTTACAGGTTTTAGTCGAAGTCGTAGAGCAGTTAATCGATAGAGTTTGTTTTTTAGAAAATCTTGTTGAAGAAGACTCGCCGGAATTAGACGCAGTAGCACCTCAGCAAGAGGCGCCTATGGAAGAAAAAGATTCTATTCAAAAAGTCAAAACAACAAGCAGCGCTTCAGATGAAGTACCTGCAGCCTCTTCAATGATCGAAGAAAAGAAGAAGTAATCTCCGAATGAAACTTATCATAGGATGCCCGATGTACAAGAGAAGTTGGATTCTCCATCATTGGATTAAGAGCATAATATCGCAATCAATTCCGATTAACGATATAGGCTTTATATTCGAGGTATCCCCAGATGATACGACCACTATTCAGGCTCTTGAATCTTGGAAAAAGTTTGATAAAAGAATACCTTATTTTGAGATTAAGATTAGAGAAGATATTCCTCATTTTGAGCATGAAAATAATGGTAGACAATGGAGTATGTCAAAGTATCTAAATATGGTATCTTTAAGAAATTCATTGTTGGAATCAGTAAGAAAAGTAGAACCAGAATATTATTTTAGTCTTGATTCTGACATCTTGCTAACTAACACAAATACCATAGAACTTCTAATAGCACACATTAAGTCTGGCGCTGACGCAGTTAGCCCATTGATGTTTATGACTCCATTTGGAACAATGTATCCAAGCGTCATGGACTGGAGACTAGATGTTCCAGTTAAAGCATTTAGAAAAGAGAAGTATGAATTAGGACATTACTTTCAGTCGGATGTAATCATGGCTGCAAAGATGATGTCTAAAGACGTATACAATAATATTAATTACACATTGCATGAACAAGGCGAAGATGTTGGTTGGTCTTTAGAGTGTAAAAAAGCTGGTTTTAAGTTATATAGCGCCTCGTACATTTATGCGCCACATATAATGTCCGAAGTAATGTATGAATCATTCTTGGCTAATGGAGACAATAGGCAAGAGCTCTTAATGAGCAGCTATACTAAAGTATGATATATTTATATAAATTTGTTCAATGTCATAAAAATAAACTTACTATATAAACAGAAATAACTATCTAACAGGGGATTCAAATGTCATTTGACTTTGTCGAAAATTTTACTCTAGAACTTCCTGATCTTTCTAAGTCAGATCTAGATTTCTCAGAATCATTTAATTCAAGGCATGGACTCATTATTGAAGTCGCAGCGATTCATGAAGGTCTTACGGCTAACTATAATAACTATTCTGCGGAAGCCCTAGAGCAAGCTCTTCAATCTTGGGTAGACCCTTACCCTAAGCCTATTATCCTAAATCATGATTTGAATAATGAGCCAATAGGTAGAGTCATGGCGGCTAGAATGGATAAGGAAGCTGATGGCTCATCATTCGTCAGACTGCAGATCGCAATAACAGATCCAGTGGCTGCACAAAAAGTATTAGATAAGAGATACCTAACAGGTTCAGTCGGCGGTAGAGCTGGAAAAGCAATTTGTAGCATCACAGGAGACGACCTCGCCGTAGAAGATGCATCCGGAAGGCCTAAGGCCCCGAAGTATAAAAGAGGTCAAGTCTATAAGGGCAAGCTAGCATTCATAGACATGCAAGATATAGGCTTTAAGGAATATTCTTTCGTGAATCAGCCAGCAGATCAAAAGTCTGGAGTCAGATCACTTAAGGCTACTGATGGTAAAGCCGAACTATCTGATTCAGAAGGTTGGATAGCTAGAAGCGCAGCATTTGTTCTCAATATGGATAATGAAGATATTATTTCCATTGAAGAAAATAGATCTATTCTTTCAAATAT